TGACCAGCAGCCTCATAGTAAGAAACAGTGAATGTTCCTAACGCATAGTCTACTGCTGTTACAACAGCTTTGTTGCTCAAGTTTGATCCAGCTGTGTTGTCAGAGATCATTACAGTTTGACCTACACGGATAGCGATTCCACCTTGTCCCGCAGTAGTAGTACCACCTGGGATAGCTGGAGTTAAGTTATCATTAACCGTCCATACCGCGCCAGCATCTGTTCCAGCAGCTGCTGCAGACGTACAGTTAACATACTTAATGTGTAGTCTACCTTGCTCTGCCCATTTAATCATGTCAGAGTTAGTAGGCATTTCGGCACCCACCATTCGTAGGAATGATGAGATTGATCTATTACCATATCTCTCAAACTCTTTTTCATAAGTATCAGGTAGATACTGATTCAAAAAGTTGAAATCGGTAATATAGTTTGATTCCAGAGTTACCCGTTCTGCCGAAGGTATTAGGTTAAACCCTGGGGTTGCATTTACTGCCATAGTTTCTATTTTTTAAAATTTTATAATCGTTTTGCACTCTTAATGCGAAGTCCTCTTCCACTGCTTGTGTCACCCACAGGACGAATAGATAATCCGTTCTTGCTTAGCGACTGAGGTGCCTTGCGAACCATATCAATGTTTTTAGATTTCTTAGTAACATTGTCAATGGCCTCCGCCTTGCCTTGCTCATAAAAAAACTGCGCGAACTTATCGGGATTCATTGCAATAGATATTGCTCTATGATACCCGGCTGCATCCTTCATCATGCCAGTCTCTGAATCCATAAATCCATTAATGAAATTACTGATGTCAGACTGCTTGCTTCGAAGTTCAGCAGCATCGCCCGGCTTATAAGTATAACTCTGATCATTCACAGATACCTCAAAACCTTTGAAGTCCTGTCCAAACACATCCTGTGTTTTTTGAATGAACCAGTCGTACCGCTTTTTATTCGCCTCCTCCTGAGTTTTGGATTCCTCCATAAAACTTCTATAACGATCAAATTCCTCCTGTTGCTCCGCAGAACGAGCATCCCCACTTGACTCAAGAGGGACCCTGTATTGTTCTTGTTGCTCCTTTAAGAACTTTTTCGCTTTAGTAAGCTCTCGTTTTTTTGCCAACTTTCGCTTCTTAATATCTTTCTCATCGTCAAAGTCTTCATCGAATCCAAACTTGTCCTCCATGAGGTCACGAATATCATCGTTGTCCAACCCATCCTCTGTCGAAGCATAATAGCTCGTTAGCAAAATATCTTCATCAAGGTCATCGTAGTCTCTCTGTAGCTTTACAAAGTCATCGATTCCCCTGCCAGTTTCCTTTTTATATTTAAAGAACGCTGATACATCTTCTGGTAAGTCTTCGTTTGCTTCTCTCTGAGTAAACAAATCATCCACCGAACTGATGTCTTTATCGTACCTGCTCTTGATGTAATCAAGAACATCGGTATCTTCTATTTCTTTTTTAGCCTCCTGAATCTCTTCAGTAGGCTCCACCTTAGCAACTTCTTCTTGTGCAACTTCACCCTGTTCGGCTGCGTGCTTCTCCAAGAGTTGTTGCTCTATTTCTTGAGTAGATTTCTCCTCTACTCCCTCCACCACTTTTACTGTGAATTTCTGATTTTCCATTTAATTAAAATTTATGCAAAGTTATATAATATATTTTCTATCTATCGAGGCTCAAATTCTGCGAAGTCAAATCCATCAAGACTATCTTCATGGGACTCAAAATCGAATGCAGGTAAATTGCGTTTACGCTGCTCAATCATTTTAGACTGCTGCGTGTTTGCCATACTTATTCTATCTTTCTTGCCCTCTTCGCGCATTGCTTCGCGCTCGTCCATCTGAGACTGGTCCATGCCATGAAGTTGCATGTTGTATTGGAACTCAAGTCCCATCAACTGCTGTTTCAATGCAGCTTCGTTTCTTTTCTTCTCAATATCAAAGCTTGCTTGCGCTTGAGCAATTTGAACCTTAGATTGAGTTTCCATTTCAATCTTCTTCATTGCTGTGGCTGCAGCCATCTGTTGAGATTGCATTTGCATTTGAGCAGTCATCTCTTGCTTCTGCATTTCCTGCTGCTGCATCTGCTGCTGTCTTTGCTTACGTTTAACTTTTAACAACTGATTAGCAACCTTCAAGTTTCTCACCTCTCTAATATCAATAGCATCCTCAAGGCTAATGTCTTGCTTGGATAATGCCATCTGTATATTCTGCTCAAGCATTGCTTTCTGCTCTTCGTCAGGTGACATCTCTATGAATATACCAAAGTCATGCAGGTAAAGATTCTTAATTTGATCCAGTATACTTAAATTGTATTTACCTACCTGCATTGCAAACTCATCTCTAAAATCAGCATACTCTAATACATCAGCACATCTCAATGATAGTGATTCGGCTAAAGTTTTAGTTATAAACAAACTTGCTTGAAGGATGTGTCTTGTAGCTGTATTTGAATTTAATGCAGCAAGCTTTTGTACGCCTACTAATGAATTAGGGTCGGGAGTAGACCCATCTCTTGCTTCGTTAAGACCTGTTACGGCCCTAATCATATCAAGATAATGATTGTAATTACCTATAAGCATACTCATCTTAGATGCTCCACTGCTTGATGTTAGCTGACTTATTGGAACCTTACCTCGGTTTGGCTCACCATCCTGAGAATAGCTACGCCCAATAACACTACCTGTTTGAAAATAAAGCCTTAGTGCGTCCTCCGGATTATAAGCATTACCCGTTCCCAGGTCAACTTCGTTTAATCCATCAGCGTCTATAAATACACCATCCGGAACAACACGAGAAACTACCTGCTGTAGCTTTAGGTGTGTAATCTGTATAAGATCCGCAAAAGGAATCATTCGTCTTACCAGAGACTCCACAACACCTTTGTACATGCGTGGCGCACAGGCTACATAGTTTGGCAGTGCATATTGATTGGCCGAATTAGGGCGAACCATGTTCTTCATCATATCCCACTTGAGGATAATATTTGTTCCCATAACCATTACACCCTCATACCAAACATCAATTCTTTTCTCTACTCTTTCAAAGTTGCCCTCATCCATCATCTCTTCTGGTGGATTAAACTGATCGTCTTTCTCTACAGTCTTAAATGCACCCTCACTTATTTTTTTCTTTTTGTATACAAAGCTGTTAGTGGTCTTGTAGTTGAAATATAGAAGCGTACAAGTGTCTCGTGCGAACATACTGTTCTCATACATAGCGGCCACGTTATAGTAGTCATACCATGATTGGCTGTATTGAGAAATTTCTTCAAGATCTGCCGTGGTAAGATCAGGGTTTATTTTTAATACCTCTGATATAGGAATGGTTTTTAACTCTCCCCAGTAAAAACAATCTTTAAAGTATGGGTCCTCTGTGTAACTATACACTACATGTGCTGGATCAACATACTCAACACGAACACCATCACCATCCTGGAACGTATGCTTACATACGCCTAAGCCCAAGGTAGTAATATCGTAATCAACTCTCTTTCTAATATCTGAATAATGATTTTCATCAAGCAACGTATTAATAGCAACCTCATTTGCTATCTCTATAGCTGGCTTATAATTAAGCTGCATGTATAGTTCTAATTCAGAATCACTTTCTGGAAGCTCGTCAGAATTTATTTCAAAAGCATTGACACCAAATCCTTCTTCAATCTGATTAAATATATCTTTAGATAGCATGTTTCTCTGTACCATGCTTTGAAACTCATTTCTTTTCTCTGCCGACAATGCATCCTGTGCATAGCACTTAACATCAAACAATCTGTCTGACATACCGTTAACCACAATATCAACAAACTTAGGTATGATAGGAACCGGTGTCCAGTCCAAGTTTAGATAACTTAGATCACCGTCAATAGCAAGCTCGTTCTTGTACTTACCCACCGACTGCTCACCTCGCGCATATAGGCGAAGCCTATGAAACTCCCTAAACTGATTATAAAATCTGCAGGACAATCCGTCCCGTCTGAACCATTCATACTGAATAGCCTGTCCTATCTGTAGGCCAAACTCCTCTTTCTTTTTGTCTGCATCCGAGACAAATTGATCAGGGAAGGCCGCAGACTTAATGTCGATCTGGATTCCTTTCATTTAATAAGTTGGCTTACTGAACTATTATTATTATACCTGGCAAAATTAATACTTATTTTTGATTTCTGTTTGGTGGGCGTGTATAGATGCTTTTGGTTAGCCATTATAGCCAACCCCGAGCTGATAGCTGCATCATATTTAGTCCGGTTGTTAATATCAAACTTTGCCCAATCCTCTAATGTATTAGTGAAATACATTGTTCCCATATCATCTGACTCCCTAAAAGATCCTGACATGTCAATGCCTATGTGCTTTTCAATGTAAGACTCTATAGCGGCCGCGTGTGCTTGCTTTACGTCCTCAGATGAGTTAGGTATACCTCCAAGTTCTTTCTCGGTCTTAGAGAGCTTGTTATAGGCCTTGTCGGGCCTGTTAATAGAAAATCCTCTGTACCCTCTATTCTTTAAATGATATAGCAAGCGAGGCTTATTGTTCTCTGCAAGTATAGGCATTCCATAAAACACACAGGCCATAAGAACCTCCTCAAAGAATATCTCTGCGGTCTGTGGTCGTGCGATATATTCAAGAAAAAACTCATTGCTCGGCGCATTATCCATATTGAACTTGGTCAGTCCATGTAACGCACCATTAGATCCCTTGCCCACTACCACTCCTGAGATGTCGTAAGAGTCACAGCCAAAACAGCCAAGGTGCTCGTTGCCAGGGTATCTAACACCGTTACGAATATCCACCCTGTTCTGTAGCTGTGGTGGCGGTGTCCAGCTTACCAGGAAGCGGCCACTCTTATTGGGGCTCCATACAACCTTCGTATCTTTTACTCCGTTCTGCCACGAGAAAGAACCACGTGTTAAATGGTGTGCCGTGATCAACGAATCATTATAGTCAATCTGCTGATAGATCTTTGTGAGATTAAATATAGATGCCTTGCTCTCATCTCTAAACGCATGTGACTCACTGCGAGGGAACTGTCGATAAAACTCATTAAGGGCATCAGGATCTGATCCAAGAGAATCTACCTCGTTGTTCCAGTAGCTTATTGCCCCCTGATATATATCTTCGCCATCCACGCCCACTACAGCATCGTTAGGTGTATGAAACACCGGCATACCATATCGATCAATATATCCCTCGAAGTTCCACTCCATAGGTATAAACAATGAGTAAAGCCCGCTCTTGGTCTGCCCGTTAGCGTTTCTTTTTCTTGGGTCAGAATCCATATATAGCTTCTTGAAGTTATTACCTCCCTTGTCAAGAGCGTTAGACGTAGACCCCATCATACACTTGCCGATAATCTTACTACCCAAACGTAAACAGGTTTTAGTTACGCGCCAGTTGTTCAGAATGTTCTCAGGCTTCTCCCACTTACCACTCTCATCATGCAGCAACAACTTCAACTTCTCACCATCATAACTGTTATCTGATGTGTTCTTCCAGTCAATAGTTGTATCAAGACCCTCAAGCCTCTCCTCATCTATGTCGTACATGTTCTTCTTGGTGATCTTGGATGCCGGTACTCGATAAGCTAACTCTGTCTTTGGCTTATCCATACCATCCTGGATAGGCTTGAAGAAGAATGGATAGTTATTGGATATGGGGACCACCTTGTCGGTGAACATCTTCTTTGCGTCAGATCCCGTCTTCGATAGTATGCCAACACGAGCATCTTTAGTTATGGTAGCCTGGTTGACACCCTCACACGAACTCATGAACGAAAATCCGGAACGCCTGATCTTTAGATAACACATCCCAAAGCTGCGTATATCTGCTTTGCACGCCTCCCAGTATATGTAGAATATTCTATTAGCCTCACGAAAGTCAGGGTGCCCAACATCTATCTTTGTCCACTGAAGGTACATATAGTGTGTACCTGTAATGTAAGTTGGTGTTCCATTGTTGTAGAACCAGAAGCCTTGCTCCCTGCGATCAAACTCTTTCTCAATGTAACCAACCCATCGATTCTTAAATTGATCCGGTGCCTCATGCCACTGGAATATAGAAGATATGCGACTTAACTCTTTGGGGTATTCAAAGCCTTCCCAGTATTGATCTACTGTAGTATCGCTTCGCTTATAGGTGGTCTTTGGTTTTGCAGGCAGTGCTATCTTAACGCCATTAATATCATACACCTCTCCTACCGTTCCATTTTTAGATATCACCACAACATCATACTTCTTGTTATAACCATACTGCCATGTATGCGCCTTATTCTTATTTGATAAGACGCTCTTTGGTATGTAGTCCTTTACTACTCGGTAGATGCTATTTTGATCTTGACTCTGCAAATCCTTTTGGTGTGTTACTTTTCTTTTCTAACGTGTTGCCATTCAGCATGGCGCTTTCGTTTTCTATTCGTGTTAGTATCTCAAAAGCATCAAAGATGGCAAGCTTCTTTGTGGCCGCTGCATTCTTTAACCGGTCAGCAGCCAGCTCATCATCCTTGTCATACTTAATAATATCTTCTTTTGCTACCTTTACAAGTTGCCTGACTGCCTTGTAGCCGGCCTCAATAATGCTCTTCTTAATTTCTGAAGTGTCTATTGTATTCATCTATAGCTTTAGTTTAATGTTTGATGTAAACATGCGATATAGTTTTTCGCCATCAACCTGAAACGCATATTCACTGTCAGGTTCAAACGAAATAGTATCACCCTCTTTTAGTCCTTTACTTTCCAGCTCCTTATTAATATACTTAATTATTCCGACTAATGGCTCTTCACCAGCCTTGAAGATAAAAGACTCCTTAGCGTCAACCGGCTTTATAAAGCAATACTTACCGTGGGCCTTCCACTCGTTGTACTTCTTGTATAAGAAGAACTGCTCATGATCTATAAAGAAAAGGTCATCCTTGAAAAAACTACGACCGCTTTTCTCCCTGCCTTTCATGTCATAGAAGAACTTAAATACGTTGTGATGGACAAGCAATGTGTCCCCAACCCCAATAGGCCCCTCATAGTTGATGGGTGTCTCTACCACAGTTGCAAATCTGTTTGATGCCTTATGGTCTTCCTGAGATACGCTTGTGACGAAATCCATTCCGCCAATGTTTTTAATGTTGTCGTATCTCCGGTTATTGTAAGGTCTTACAATAAAATCCGTTGGTGACTTCATTAAAAATTTATATTAAACTCTAAAGATATTGGTAATGTCTTGCGGAACTCCTTCCACATAAAAACTTCTTCATCCTTTTGGATCCATATCTTGTATGAGTCCTCATCGGATTGAATAAGATGTATTCTGTGTGAACCACCCAGGACGTCCTGTCCTACAAGGTAGTGCATGGCTCCGGACTTGTAGTCCGCGCCGATTGATATTTTACGAATATCCATTTCATTATGATTGACTAAATTTAATATTAACTCGACCTTGATATTTAGGTCCAACTACTAAAAGTGCTGATGTTTGGCGAATGGTAAAAAACAATCCAAAGCCTGCATCTAAAGTAGTATTTGCTCCCGTAAGGGTAGCAGAGGATGATGCCAGTGTGTTTGCTGTTGTAGTAATAGTTGATTGAGCCACCAATACAGCTGCCGCATTAACGTTTTCTTGTACCTTCCATAGCGAAAGTTCAAATGTCGGAGTAGAATCGCTGAGTAAAGAAAAATCCACTGAACATACTGTCGGCACATCAATAGAAGATGCACATGATCCCGCTTGACCATTTGCCATTATAATGCCTGCAAAATAATCTATATCGCTATATGTGCCAGCCGTTGGTGATGTGGTTGATAGGCTGTTGGTGGAAGACGTTGCTTTAGAGCTGAAGTCAGTTCCATCAATACCCAAAAAACTAAAGTAAACATTTTGGGCCATATCAACCCCATCGTTGCAAAATGTATATGTCTGAGCAAATCCTCCTCCGTTACCGGCCCATGTTCCATCTCCCTGAAGAAATGTACCTGCTGTACCTCCTGCCGGGACATGCCCAACATTTGATCCTCCAGCGTAAGCATTTGATATTACTTTTACAAGTCCTGTTGTGGGGCTAATTGTAATAGGAGCTCCTGAAGATGTTGCCGGTGTGCCTACATTTACTGACTCTATTGTCTCATTTGCCCATGCAACTCCAGTGCCTGTGCTGGTAAGCACTTGACCAGCTGTTCCAACACCAGATCCGTCATGTAGTGTTCCAGTAAATAAAACTGCAGCGGTGTTGCTGGCTGTGCCTGTGGCAGAAAATTTATTGTTACCACTCCAACCATTTGTTCCAGCAGATGTGATGTTTGCTGTACTGTCAAACGTAATAGCGCTCGCGCCAACAAAACTAATTCCAATACCAGTGGCAACATTACCTGCTGTAAGTACCTGCTGAATAGTTGGTGTAGACGCCGTTGGCAACGTTCCCCATTCAACACCGGTTCCAGCAGCGTTTACAGTTAATACTTGACCCGCGCTACCTGTGGCTCCAGAGTAATCATTAAGAGTGGTTGTTGCTCCAAAGTTTAATGTTGTGCCAAGGTTAATCGCATCTGATGATGTAATACTTGATCCAACAGCCAGCGTCATATCAACTCCATTGCTAAGCTTTAATGCTTTACCAATGCCGCTCATGTCAATGTTGCCCGTGATAAGAAGATCGCGTGATGTAGTATTACCCACAGCCATTACGCTATCCAAATCACAACAGCTTACCGAAGGTGATGCTATCCATTGTAGCCCTGCCCCGGTAGATGAAAGTATCTGCCCAGCAGTACCAACACCATTAGATGCGGTTAAGGTTGTTGGTGTAATAGTTCCTACTACAGTGATGTTACCCGTAAGAGATAGGTTTTGAGTGGCAGTATTGCCAGTATCTAATACATCTTGTAATCCCTGAGCAACACCACCCGCACCTGCAACAGCACTGACAAGAAATGTTACCGTTCTATTGTTATCACTTACATCCGTTGCGATGAGAAGGTCTTCCGCCGCCGGGGTTACCGTAGGGTATACTGTAGTATTTTCTATTTTAGCCATTGTCTTCTTTCTGCTTTACTTCACCTGTCTCCAGGTTGATTACTGCGTTTTCTCCATATTTATCCATCAAGCCTTTCTCAAGGTCTTGAAAGCTTTTTCTAATGGCTTCAGTCTTCAGGCACAAAGCATGTTCCTGTAGAGCAATATCTCCAAGCTGGCTTTTAATCTTATTAAATTCAGCGTGTAGACCCTGAAGCTCCTGTAATTCGTTTTCTGCGATTTTAGTCATGATGTTAAATTAAATTTTAATAATGCAAATATACTAAAAGTTGTTCAAGGCTTTTTACTTGCCCTGACCTTTGTACTTCTTTACGTAATTTTTGCTTGTCTTGATAGAGCTCGTTTTTGATTTAGCGTGAACCCCAGGACGCCTTTTCTTTCCTTTGTAATCGTAAAACGATTCTAAATTACGTGGCATTTACTTACGTACCTTTTCTATTGATCGCCCTCCGAAGTAGGCTCCAATAACTGTGATAAGAACT